ACGACGGTTGCGTTCCAGGTCCAATTCGCCATGTGCTTCAACCTCCTGTGTGGGCTGGGACTGTCCCGGCTCCCTGCGGGCCCGGCGCCAGGTGGTGCGCGGTCTGGCGTTGCTCCGGGGCCACAGGCAGCGGTCAGTCCGAGTGGGTCCGGCTGCAGTTGGCAGTCGAGATGCTGGTGACGATCCGCTGGCCGCGCGGCACGGAGTCGGAGAGGCTGGTCTGCAGCCGGCAGCCACAGCGCGGGCACTCCCACAGGTCCTCGTCCCAGATCCGGCCTCTGCTGCGGAGTTCCAGGGGCCGCCCGTAGCAGCAGGTGGTCTGGTCGGGCACGATTCCCGCGCCGATGGCGATGGCGGCCATCAGCGGCTCGCCCTCTCGCGGCGCGCCTTCAGCAGGTCTGCGGGGGTGTACTGGGGCTCGTCGTGCTTCCACAGCGGACGGGCATGACGAGGCATCTCGTCGAGCATCGGCCCGAACCGCAGGCACGCCCCCTCGGCGCTCACCGCGCCACTACGCCAGCCGGTGAACGGCCACAACGCCTTCTCGTTGAACTGCCACCGGTCGCAGACCAGTTCGTCGCCCCACGGGTACACGGCTGTGTGGACCGTGTAGTAGTACTTGTTCGGGTCGACCTCGCGGGCGAACTTTCGCGCACCGCGCTTGCTGGACTCCCATTCCTGTCCCATGGCCTTCTCCTCATGTCGTTGATGCGGGGTGGTGGGGTGGTTGGCCGGTCCCTGGCCCCGCTCGGTATCCCGAGCGGGGCGGCGGGACAGGTAGCTGGTTAGCGGTTCTGGTGGTCGATGGCGTCGGCGGTGCGGCGGGCTTCGCGGGCGAATCCCTCGTACATCTCGGCGTCGGCGGTGTTGCCGGCCTTGCGGGCGTCGACTGCCTGCCGGTCGGCGTTCTTGGCGGCGTCGCGGTTGCCGTCGGCGGTGTCGAGTCGGGGCACGGGGTCTCCTTCAGTGCGTGGGGTTAGCGGTTCGATGGGCGTGGCTGCAGGGGGTGCACCCGCAGCAGGGGTTAGGGGTCGACTGCGGCTTGGCCATCAGCTCCCGGCGGGCGGCGCTCACGACGGCGAGGGCGAGGCCGACGACGACGATCGCGGCCAGCAGCACCCACATCAGGCGGCGTCGCCGAGGCGGGCCCCGTGCAGCTCGTCCACGAGGGACGGGGCGCCGGGGTTGTCCTGGTCGTAGCGGGTGGCCAGGGCGATGACAGACATGACGGTGGTCCTCTCGGAAGATGTGGCGATGGCAGGTGGAGCAGGTCGGGCGGGGCCTGGCGGCCGGGGGGTGGGTCTTTCAGGCGCGGTAGACGGCTGGGCGGACGCCCGCGCGGAGCTCGCGGATGATCGAGCAGGGGCCCTTGGTCGCGCAGTACGCGTCATCGGTGTCCGGAGCGGCAGACTGTGGTCTAGCGGCGGCGGGCGGCCTCTTCGCCGATGTCGTGGACGTCGAAACCCTCGGCGGCGGCCACATCCTCCAGCCGGTGCGATTCAGCTACGGCCGCCTGCCAAAACGGGTCCGTGGTGTGGTCCCGGCCCTCAGCGTTCAGGTCGTCGGCGATACGGCGGCACACGTTCATCTGGTCTGCCGCGGCGCCAAGGGTGGCGGCAGCGCGGGCACGGTCGTCGATCCGGCTCTTCATCCAGGCGGGAAGCGGCATGACGGTTTCCTCGGGCTAGTTGATGCGGCGGATGACAGCGGGCTTCGGGGCGAGAGTGGTGCCGCCGCGGTTGATGCGGTGGTGCAGGCGATTCGCTTTCACCGCGGCCTTCTCGACCGCCTCGTCCGCCGTTTCGGCGCGGACGCTGTACGTGTACTGGCCGCCGATGCCGGGGCCTTCAACGCCTTCACGGGTCACAGTCCAACGGGCCATGGCATGCCTTTCAGCTGCAGGTGAGAGGGGGTGGAAAGCCGCGCCCGACGGGTGCCGGGGGTTGTCAGCCCGCGGGCGCGGCGGTCAGGGGCTGGTCAGGCGGTGGGGCCGTAGACGATGGCCAGTTCGCGGGCCGCGGCCAGCAGCTCCCGGACCTCGTCGAAGGTGCGGCCCTGCCGGGTCGCCCAGGCGTTGATGCAGATCGTGACGTGGGGCTTCAGGCCGTACCGGCCGCGGATCGCGGCCTGCAAGCACCGCTCGGCGGCGAAGCGGGTGTCCGCGTCACTGCCCTCGTCACTAGCCCGGTACGTCGCGATCAGCAGGGTGTGAGGGCCCCGGTCGGAGCCGAAGTCGCGGACCGCGGTGACGAGGCCGTACAGCATGTCCCGGATGGACGACGACTTGGTGAGGCCCTTCAGGCCGGACTCCCCACTGCTGTCGGTCCGGACCCAACCGTCCCGCTCCAGAATCGTGAGGGTCAGGTCGAGGTGACGGACAACATCAGCACCGGTGACGAGCTGGCCGCCCCCATACCAGGTCTGGGCGGGAATGATCTCGACGGTTTCAGGCATAACGGCATGACCTTTCGACAGGCAGTACGCGAATGGGACGGGGTGGTGCGGGGATTACGCCGCGCTCGGGGGGCTGGGGGTGGACACCCCGAGCGCGGCAGTTAGAGGGATCCGCCGGGAGTCCGCTGCGGAAGCGGCGGCAACGCGGGCGGGGCGTCGGCCCGGTCGTGACGGGGCTCAGGTTCGGCCGGCATCAGTTGATCTCCCCGCGCATGACCGCCATCAGGAAGTCGTCCAGGACGATCGGGGCAACATCCGGCCGGGCCGAGTCGTGCAGCTCCAGGTGGCCACCGGACTCGGCGGTCTTCCGGATCAGCTGGCCGTCGGGGGCGTTCATGTCGATACGGATCGGCGTGGCATCCATCAGGCAGCCGCCAGCTCGATCGCGGTGGCGACGGTCGTCTTGCCGCGGAGCGCCGTCACACCCGACGAGCGGCGGGCCGCATCGGCGTCACCCAGGGACTCGGCGAGCCGGGCCGACGGGCGGGGGCGAGACTCGGCCTCATCAGCGGACTTGGTGGGGGCGGGAGCGGTAGTCACTTCGCCACCACCGACACCGCGTCGATCAGGTGCAGCAGGCCGGCCTTCTCCAGCACCTGCCGGGACTCGGCGATCGTGTCCTGCGCGAGGGCCAGGGAGTCGAACTGGGCGCCGGTCATGTGGCGGGCGTCCAACGCGGTCAGTTCCTCGACCCGCAGCGCAGCGGTCTCGAAGCGGGCCACAGCGCGCTGGATCTCCGGGGAGACACGGACGTAGGAGCCGGACTCGTGGGCGGCGACGTCAGCAGCCGACATGGCGGGGGCGGTAGTCACTGGACGCCGCCCGAGATGGTCGCGGCCAGGGCGCGGAGCGTGTAGCCGTGGGCGATGGTCTGGTCGGCCGCCGCGAGCGCGGCCTCGGGGGTGAGCTGGGCAACCTCGTCGCCGACCGCGTCGAATGCGACGAACGGGGACTCGGTGGCCGGGTCGCCGGCGAACGGCCAGGAGGAGATGCGGGCGGTCAGCACCTGCTCGACGCCCTGGTGACTCGGGGCGGCGAGGGAGATCGCGTCGCCGTGGTGCGACACGTCCGGCAGAGACCGGTACGCCTCCGTGTGCGGGTGGGTGCACCACGACGGGCAGTCGACGGTGATCCGCTGGCCGCGGACCAAGACGGTGATGGTGCCGGCAGAGAGCTGGCGCGTCTGTGCAGGTACGGCTTTAAGTACAGTAATGCTCACGGTTGGACTCCTCGTTGCAGGAGATTCGGCCCAGGCCCCGTTCGGCGATACCAGCGCCGGCGGGGCCTTTCGCTTGACCTAGTGAAGCACTACAGTAGTGCTACTTGCAAGCCCCACATCCAAACCTCAGAGAGATCCGCTGCCCACGCACCCCGAATGCGCAGCTAATCTTCGAGAGGAGACCGTGTAGCACTACACCAAGGAGGCCGCCACGTGCCCAGAGCGCCCAAGAAGTCAGCCCCCAGGAAAGCGACGACGCCAGCCGAGCTGGCCGCCCACTACCGAGGCAAGATCGAGGACGGAGCGCTTGCCCCAGGCGAGAGGGTGCCGTCCCACACAAAGGTGATCGACGAGTTCAAAACCTCTCCGAGCACCATCAACAAGGCATGGCAGATCCTGAAAGCCGAAGGGCTCATCCGAACCGAGGCTGGCAAGGGCACCTTCGTCACCGATCGATCCGACGTGGCTGTCACCGGCGCCGCGCGCCTGCGGCGTATCGAGCGAACGGGGCAGCCCTACGCGCAGGGCGAGACCGTGACGAACCGCTGGGCCGGGCTCAGGTCCGTAGCTGACCCAAAGATCGCTGAACTGCTGGAAGTCGAACCCCACGACGAGATCGTGCTGCGGCGAAGGGTGCACCGGCGGCCCGGCCGACCGCCCACGGTCGATCTCTCATGCATCCACATGCGCGCCTTGGTCGACGTGCCCGAGCTGCTCCAGGAGCAGCCCTTCGAGCGGTTCTGGCAGGAGATTTACACCGAGCGCACCGGCCGGGAAGTCACCCGCTCTCCGGAGCGGCGGACCGCGCGACTCGTCTCAAACGATGAACTCGAGGCACTAGGCGTAGACCTGCCTGACGAAGTTGCCGCCGCCGTGCTCGTGGTCGTCAACGTGTTCCACGACGAGGACGGGCCGCTTGAGGTCTGGGAGGACGTCTACCCGCCGGGGGCCTGGCAGGTAGACGACGAGTAAGCGAGGGCCCGCTCAATGCAAGTGAGCGGGCCCCGCGAAACAACAACGGCCGAGCGGTGTAGGAGCCGCCCGGCCGTTTCGTAGATCAGCGGGTAGTGGGCCCGCTCAATCTGTAGGAGCAAGGTGACTGTACTCAGCTTTTCCTACCCTCGCCAGACGGGATCGGCGTGTTGAAGATCCGCCGGTCGAAGCCGGCTGCGAACTTCACGATCCTCCCGAACGAGCTGCTGCGGGACGACCGGCTCACCTACTGTGCCCGCGGCGTGCTCGTCGAGTTGCTGAGCCGCCCCTCCGGCTGGGAGACGAACGCAGATGCCCTCTCGGAACGGGCGCGCCGCCACCGTGGGGATGTGGTCGGCGAGGGGCGACGCGGATTGCGGGCAGCGTTCGCCGAGCTGGAGCGCGCCAATTCCTCCGCACTCGCTGGCGCTCGTGCGGGCCAGCTTGCTGGCCCGCGAGATCGACGTCGCGAGGAGCTGAACCGGCTGTACGAGGCCGCGAACGACCTCGACGACGACCGGCTGCGCCGACTGCTCCTCCAGCTCGAGAAGAAGCGGCCGAGAATCTATCGGGAGCAGCGCCAGTCAGCGATCGGGCAGCTGGAGCGCGAGAGCCCGGCGATCCTGAAGGGCCCCGACTCGGCGCGGTCGGTGGACCTGTTGAGCTACAAGTACGCGCTGGTGCACTACAGCGCCGACGAGAAGCCACTGCCGGACTGGCTGGTGCGGTTCCCGAGGTGAGAGGAGAGGACATGGACGAGAGGCCCGTAGCGGCGGCTGTGATCGTGCGGAGCAGCCGCGTGCTGCTGGTGCGTCGTGCAATCGAGGAGGGCGATCTGCGCTGGCAGTTCCCGGCGGGCAAGCTCGAGGCCGGCGAGTCGCCGGAGCAGGCGGCTGTGCGTGAGACCGAGGAGGAGACTGGCCTGACGGTCGAGGCGGTCAAGGTGCTCGGCGACCGCGTGCACCCGAGCACCGGCCGGCTGATGCACTACGTGGCCTGCGCCCCGATCTCCGGCGAGGCGCACGTCGCCGACGCCGAGGAGCTGGCCGAGGTTGCCTGGGTCGCGCACGGGGAGATCACGGACTATGTGCCGTACCCGCTGGCGCCGATGGTGCAGGAGTACCTGGACGGCGAACTCACCGCCGGCTCGGAGGCCTGATGGAAGAGCAGCGCAGCACAGCCATCTACCGCCTGTTCGACTCCGAGGGGCAACTGCTCTACGTCGGGATCTCTGATCGCCCCGAGGTGCGCTGGGCGGAGCACGCGCTGGACAAGAACTGGTGGCACCTGGTGGCCCGCAAGAGCGTCGAGTGGCTGTCGACCCGAAGCGCCGCGCTGGCGGCCGAGGCAGAGGCCACCAAGAACGAGCGCCCAGTGTTCAATGCGATCCGCATGGCAGACGGCTCGATCGTGAAGGCCGTCTACGACGACAGCGTCGCCCGGGAGAAGATCAAGCGAACCCTGCTTCGCGAGATCGAGGAGCAGGTACTCAGCGCCGGGACTCAGGTCACTGCGACCGGTATCGCCCGCCGCTTCGGCGTCTCAGCGAGGACCGCCGCAAGCGCCATTCGAGACCTGCCAGCGGGGCTACTTGAGCACAGGTCGAACAGGACTTTCGTGAGCGGAGCCCGGCCTGCACCAGCTCGGCCGTGGGTGGGCGAGAAGATCCCACACGATCTCTTCTGGGCACAGCTCGCCTGACCAAGCACGCGAAGAAGCCCCCGCCTATTCGGGCGGGGGCTTCTTCTGTTCGCGCGCACCGGTGTTCGCTCCTTCACGCCGCTGCCGAACGTGCGCCCAGTCCGGGCGCCCCGGTTTCGGCCTGGCCCACAGCTTTCGCGACATCCTCCCGGCGTTCGACTGACACCCCGGGCCTGGGGGCGGTACACCGTCTCGAGATCCGCCGCTTGGCGGTCTGGGGAGGGGATTGCTGGATGCTGACGATCAACGTGGCCGTGTTGCTTGCCGTCATCGTTTTCGTGCGGTTGCGTCGGCCTGTCGAGCCCCGCACTCGTCTGGATCAGGCGTTTGGGATCACGGTGGTTCTCGTCCTCGGGCTGCTCCTGGCGCCCACCGACGTCGGGCACAGCGTTCTCGGCGCGGTCCAGCAGCTGGTGGAGGGCGTCGCCAAGGCGAGCCGCTGACACGGGAGACCCCGAGGTTGGCGCCGACCGAGCAGCCGGCCGCAGCACGACGAAGTCCCCACCAGGCTAGGTGGGGACTTCTTCGTGTGCACCGTAGAGCGCGGTGCGATCGGGTATCTCACTTCCCCTTCGCGATCTGGTCGATGCGGGGGTAGGGGGACAGGATCGCTATCGGCTTGCCATGCCGGGTAATGATCAGCGGAGCGTCAGTTTCTACGACGTGCTTCAGGAACCCGCGCGCACTGTGGACGAAGCCCGCGACGCCTACCGTCTCTGCCGGCCGATCACCCAGCTCAGGAAGCCAGGCTCTCCCTCGCTCGTTGTAACGGGGAAGCTCGTCCCGGATCAGCTTGCGTTCCTCGGCGAGCGCCGATTCGGAGTCGACGTGCCACTCGACGTCCTTCATGGCCACCTCGGACCACCAAGGCTTATCGGCGCGGTGTTGACGAAACCGAGCCTTCAGGTCTTTGGTGACGCCGACGTAGATGAGGCGATCCTCGGCGTTGTAGAGACGGTAGAGCGCGGTCCTTTCACTCACTGTCACCCACCTCCGGCCGGCTAGGGAGCTCGGCGCCGGGGCGTCGGAGGTACCACTCCATGAAGGCGCGGAGTTCGGCTGATCGATCACTGTCCATTCGTGCCGTAGCGGCTTCGAAGTCGGCCCACAGTGCGCCGCCGATGCCGCGGAGTCCGCGGACTGGGTGCTTGTGCTGGTTAGCCATGCCGCAATCTTCTCGCGGTGGTTGACCACCCGTCAAGCGTGTGGCACAGTAGGGACATCGGGGTGGTCAACCACCCCGGAGCAGGCGAAACGCCACGCACCGGAGGAGTCACCATGGAGCGCATCCTGACCGCCGTCCCGTTCCCCCGCACCGACGGCAAGGGCTGGGGCATCATCTGCCCCGACCACCCGCTCCGCCGCACCGAGCCGACGGACTACGACCGCCACTCGGCGGAGGCGTTCGCCGAGGCCGTCGCGTGCGGCCACGAGTCCCACAAGGACGAGGTCGAGACCACCCTCGCGTCCACCACGGTCGCCGGCCAGACCGTCCGCTTGATCGCCTGCGCCCCGTCCGCTCTCTCCCCGTTCGCCGTCGACGTCTACGCGCCGTCGACCGATGAGGACGAGTTCGACTTCGGGACCCCGGTCGGCACCCCGGTGATCGTGTCGCAGGCCGGCTTCGACACTGCCGATGAGGCGCGCGCCGAGTTCGAGGCCGAGGCCCTGCGACTCGCGGCCTGAGGGCGCAGCTCACACGTACACGCCGAAGCCCCGCCCGATCCGGGTGGGGCTTCACGCGTTCCCCGCACCGCTGTTCACCCCTTCGCGCCTCTACCGAACGTCTCCCTCCGCTGGCAGGCTGTCGCTCTTCTGACCTGAGGGGGACTCATGGCGTTGGCGTGTCCGCGGTGCAAGGGCAGCGGCCAGGTGCTGCACCTACCAGAGTTCGTGGCGTCGTTGCCCGCGGAGTCGCCGTTGCGGGGGAAGTATGCGCAGCCGGCCGAGTATGCGGCGCAGTGGCTGTTGCCGATGGGCGCGGCCGTGTTGGGCATCGTGCTGCTGGTGACCGGCGAGGTGGCGGCCGGTCTTCTGCTGCTGGCGGGTGGCGGCGGGTTGGGTTTCTGGTTTTCCCGGCTGGCCGCGGCGGCGGAGGAGGCTCGAGGGCGGTGGGCGCGGTCGCTGTACTGCCGGCAGTGCCCGGCAACGTTCCTGCGGGAGGACGCGGTGTCCGTCTGACGCTGGGCGTGAAGAGGCCCCGCCCGATTGGGCGGGGCTTCGTTGTGCCGGCCTCAGCCGTCTGCGGGGTCGTCGATGTGCTTGAGCCGCATGCGCGCCGTGACGAGGTCGGGTCCGCTGAGCGTGGCCCAGTGGGGGTGGGTGTGGACTTGCGGGATGAGCTCGTGCAGCCGCTGGCGCAGCTCGGCCTCGTGCTGCTTGTCGTCGTCGCTCCAGCCGGCTGAGGCGGGCCGCTGCCGGTCGCGCCAGTAGCCTTCACCGGGCTTGTCGTGCCAGCCGTCGATGGGCTCGGGCGGTTCGGGGTGGGCGTCGAGGAAGGTGCGCAGGTCGGCGTTGGCGGCGTGGACTGCGCGCTGGAGCTGGACGAGGTCGTCGGGAAAGTCGGTCACCGCGGGATGCTATCCGGCTGGTCGAACAGGCGGCCGGTGGGGCGCGGCCACGGGTGGGTGAACCGGCGGGGAACCAGGCGCGCCACCGCTGGCCAGCCTGCCGGCGTACAGCAATAGGGCCCCCACCCGGTTGGGTGGAGGCCGCTTCTTCGTTCAGCCGAGGTGGTTGATCTGGAGGATGCGGACGCGCTTCATGGCGGCGGTGACGAGGAGGACGGCGATGGTGTCGTCAAGGATCAACTGCCGGGTTACGCCGTCGTCGATGCCGTAGGGCTCGGTGGTCGCGAGCGGGTCTTCGCAGACGGCCACGAGTGCGTGTGCGAGGCGGGTGCGGGCTGCGTCGGGGAGGCTGTCCCAGATGGCGGTGATTGCGGGGTCGCAGCGCAGTTCATACACGGGTGCAGACTGTCACATCATGCGACGTTGCGTGACGTGTTTCGTTGGGCTTCCGCGCGAACGAGGTTGGTGATGTCGGGCCAGTCGGCGGTGGGGTCTTCGCCGCGTTCCTCAGCGGCGGCGATCTCGCGTCCGCGTTCGACAGCGGCGACGGTGTCCTTAGCGACGCGCTCCCACTTGGCAAACACTGCGAGCAGTTGATGGGCCGGCGCCTTGTTGATCTCGGCCAGGAACCTCTTCGAGAGCTTCGGGTTTCCGAGCGCCTCGCGGATGTTCTCAATAGTCCACGGCTCGGTGCTCATGCCGCCCTCCCGATGTGGAAATGCCATTCGTGATGCACGGTGCACAGTAGCGCAATAGATCCCGCCCGACCCGAACGCATATGTCATCGGCATGGTCCACTCCGGGGGGTGATCTCCCGGCCAGTGATCTCTCCCGGCCCCGCCTGCCGCGGGATGATCGGCCAGGCGCCTTCGACGATCGCGTCAGGGTTCGTCTCCCGGAAGTGCGCTTGCAAGCTGGCTGCCTGTTCGGCTGCCCACCCGATCTGCGCCTGGTGCAGCTCGTCGAGGCTCATGCCAGCCAGCTGCTCGTACACGACGCCTTGCCGCCAGGCGACGCGGCATGCGGCGAGCGCGTCGGCGTCCGCTGAGTGCGCGTCGCCGAGCGGCACGGCGTAGTGCTGACAGAGGTGCGTGAGGGTGCGCTTGCCGGGCCGGTAGCGGTCGACGTGCTTGTCGATCACGTAGGGGTCGACGACCCGGATCTCACCGCGCCGCTGGCCGAGTGGGGTCATGCCGAACCGCTGCGCCTCACGGTCCAGCAGCGTCAGGTCATAGCGGGCATTCATGGCCACGACCGGCACCCCGTCCATCGCCGCGTCGGAGAGGGCGTCGAGGATCTCGCCGACGGCGGCCCGCAGGTCGACGCCCTCCGCGCGTGCACGCTCGGTCGTGACGCCGTGGATGGCGGAGGCTCCCTCTGGGATCGGCTCGCCGTCCACGTCAGTCAGCCAGTTGCTGCTCTCGACGGGCCGGCTGCCGCCGCATCGCACGACGCAGGCGGTGACGATGCGGGCGGTCAGCGGGTCCGGGCTGGTCGTCTCCAGATCGAAGCCGACCAGCCGGCCGAGATGCCAGGACATCACGCCTCCTCGGTGTCGCTGCGATACAGAGGCCAGCCGGGCGCGGCACGCATCCGGTCCTCGTCGATGTCGATGAAGCCGAGCTCCAGCAGGTGCAGCAGCGCCTCACGAACCGCTCCGTCAACGACGTCGGCCAACGGCATCTGAGTCTTGTACGGACCTTCGCTTCCGAGGGCCCAGCCGGTGGCTGCCCTGATGCCGATCCGTTGCGCGTCAGCGAACGGGCTGCCAGGGCTGGAGTCGACAGGGACGCGGGGAAACTGGTCGAACGTGCGGGAAGGCAGCGGGGGCTTCTCCGACATCACGCCTCCTTCACGGTCGTGGAGCGATGGCACGGACACTTGCAAGGGGCCTTGCAGAACTTGCAAACGGCAGGCGTCTTGGCGCCGCTGAGGCCGGTGTTGGACTGGCAGTAGCCGTGCTCGCCATGCAGGCAGCCGGTGGACAGGTAGACGTGGCGGCCCGCGACGCGGCGAGATGCCGTGGCGAGCCACCTGGCGATGGTGTGGCGGATGGCGGTCACAGCACCTCCTCAGTGGTCGTGGTGGTGCGGCGAATCAGGCGGTGCTGCATGTGCGGGAGTCGGCCGCGCTTCTCGGCGAGACGCTGCTCGGCCTTGGCCCGCTCGGCGTAGTGAAAGCGAACGCCGACGGTCTGCCATCCGTCGCCGTCGATGCGGGACTCGATTCGATAGGTGACGGACTGCTGCACCTGGGGTGCGTCGCATCCGTCGCGGGTGGTGCTGGCCATGCTGCTGCTCCTTGTGGTGTGGGCCCGCCGCGGGTGACGGCGGGCCGGGCTGTCAGGCGGGCTGGTAGTTGTGGCGGTGCGGTTCACCTTCAGGGCAGCGCCGACAGAAGCCCGGCTGATACCAGTCGCGGTGTACGTCGCCGATGTGTCCGCAGATGGCGCAGGGATGCGTGCAGGTGTAGGGGGTGCATCCGTCGCCGACGGTGGCGTGGGTGGGCTTCCCGCAGGTGCCGCAGCGGCCGGTGCGCTCCGCCTCGGCCCAGCGCTCCTGGTCGGTCTTGGGGGTCACGCGTCCTCCTCGAAGTGCGGCTCGACGTAGGCCCGCCGGGTGTGGCGGGACGACCACCAGCGGCCGTCCGACCACTGGTTGCTGCGGATCGCGGCCGTGTCCGTCTCGCCTGCTTCGGCCTTCCGCAGCTCGGCGCGGACGTGCTCGTAGGTCTTGGCCTCGCTGGTGAACTCGGCCTCGGGGCCGGAGCCGGTCGGGGTATCGAGGACGACACGCCACGGCTTACGGGGGCGGCTGGTCATTGGTTCTCCCTGATGGCTTGGAGGAGGCGTAGGGCCTGCACGACGGCGAGGCCGTCGCCGTGCAGCCCTTTGGTCTGCTGGACGACGTCGTCGGGGCGAAGTGGCGCCGCCTCGGCCTCTGCCTCGGTGTCGAAGGCGGCGAGGTCCACGAACCGGTGAGCCAGATAGTCGTGGTAGTAGAAGTCCTGCACGCAGATCACGACGACCTTGTCGTTGCGGTCCAGGTAGCGGCGGTAGTGGACGGCGCGGTCATTGCGCGCATCGCCCCGCATGTCGAGGCTCATTGGGGCCCCCGGGGTTCTTCAACTTCGGTGAAGTGGACGCCCCACGGGTCGGAGCCGGGCTGGTAGTGGGCGTCCGTTACCCGCGCTTGGTCGTGCACGGCATTACGACGCCAGCACACGAGCCGGCCATCTGCCCGCTGATACCAGGTGTCGGGCAGATGAGCCTGATCACCCAGGGCGAATTGGACGGCGTCAGCCTCCGTCTCGAAATGAGGCTCGCCCCCGTCCGGGTCCTGGCTGGATCCGCACACATCGCATACGGCGATCACACACGTCACACGACGGAACGCCATCGAGACTCCTCGGGTTGGGTGGCCCGCCCCACACCGGGGCGGGCACAGGGTGGGTCAGGCGACGGTCTTCTTGGCCGCGTCGGCGAGAGCGTCGTCGTAGCCCTGGTGGTAGCGGCACTTGTCCTGCACCTCGGAGCAGGCCGGGCAGTCCTCGCCGTCCTCGCTGTACGGGGCGATCTCCGGCGACGCCGTGCGGCCGATGCTGCACGGGACGCGCCTGCTCCACTGGGCGGGCTGCTCGGCCGGCTCCAGGCCGTTCACGGCACGCACCAGGTCGCGGGCTGCCAGGACCAGGTGCTCGGCAGCGGCATCGTCCTCATGCGGGTGAGCGTCCTCCTGTCCGGCCGCGGCGAAACGCTTGGCGGCCTGGGCAAGGGTGCGGATGGCGTCGGTACGGCTGCCGCCCTCGGTGATCGTGCCGTCATGCTTCATGCTGACGATCTCCATGCGGGGCTCCTTCGGGTTGGCGAGACCTGGGTGAACACTCACTCGGCAGATGCAAGCTCGTCGGGCTCGTAGGCGGCAGGCAGCGCGAACGGATCGCCGTCCAAGACGACCCCATAGCTGCCGAGCACGGACGGAAGGCCAGTGACAGTGCCGAGCGTTCCTGCGGGGGCCGAAAAGTCGTCATGGTGGGCGGCGGGGGCATCGACGGTGGTGCGGACACGTTGACCGATTCGGAATGTCACGGTGAGGCTCCTTCGGGGTAGAGCGGGCGGGAAGCGGGAGGGGTGGCCGCCCGCGGTGGGGGCTTGGGGCGGCCGGGGAGCCTAGGGGCGGCTCCGGATTTGGGGTCAGTACGACGGCCAGGGCGGCCGGAACGGGACCGGCTCACTCACCGTCGATGAACCGTCCTCGTGCACGGTGATCGTGGTGAGCTGCGGCCCCCGCTCGATACGGGCGCGACGCTGGAGCTCCTTCTCCCACTCCGCGCCGGTAGCCCGCCGGGACACAGCCTCAGCTACCGCCTGCTCCGTGGCCTCTTCGGCCGCCTCGTCTCGGGCCTGCCGCAACGCCTCGGCCAGCGCGGTGAGCCGGTCGGCAGACTCGGGCTGCACCTCGACGCTGCGGGCGTAACGGGCGACCTGCCACCAGCCGGATGCGACGTCGTCCACATCAGCGTCCTCGTCGACCGCGCGCCGGTTCCAGTCGTTCATGTCGTAGCGGTCGCTGATCCGGTCCGCCTTACCGAGGGCAATTCGTGTGGCGCGGACCAGCTTCAAGGACAGCTTGCGCCCCTCCTCGACCTCGGCGGCGGTGAGCCAGTCGGTCGGGTCGGAGCTGACACGCTGCCGCGGGAAGCAGCTGGTGCGCTCGGCCTGCTCGGCCTTGGCCTGCCACTCGTCACGGGTCGGCCAGTTGATCGTGCGAGGCATAGCGGTCTCCTTCGAAGCGGTACGGGAAGGCTGGGCGGTGAAGTTGGTCTAGGCCGCCTCCATGAACTGGGCCTGGCTCAGGTGCCGGGTCGCCTTGTAGGAGGCGAGGCCGGCGAACAGGGCCGGATCCGCGGGCCGATAGACATGAACGTGGATCCAACGGCCGGTGGTGCGGTGCTGCGCCCACACCCGGATTGCGTCGGCGCCCAGGTGGGCGGCGCGGTAGGCCTTGGCGACGTGGCGGCCGAACCAGCCGCGCTGGCCGTCGGGCAGGTCCGCCCCGAGCCGGTCCAGCAGGTCACCGGTGCGCACCAGCCGGCCCGTAGCGACCAGAGCCGCGACCTCGCCGGAAAGGGCCGTGTAGCGGAGCGGCTTGGCGACGGCGAGGGCGGCGCGGATTGTGCGGCGGATGGTGATGCGCATGGGGTCCCCCAAGGACGATGCGGATGCGGTGAGCGCGCCGGGCGGGAGTCGAACCCGCCAACCCCCGGTGGGGCCTCCGACGGCGCCGGTGGATCAGAAGCGGGGGTCGTGCAGCGGGCACTTCAGGTGGTGCTCATCAAGGGATGCGGCGGTGGAGGAGAGCGGGGCACCGCAGTAGGGGCACTCACCCACACCGAGGGGGATGACGCAGATGGTGTCGAGGAAGTCGGGGTCGGCGATCCGCACGATGCGGAGAGGCCGCCCGTCTCGGTCCGTCTCGTGCCACTCGTCGATGGCGGCGCCGTTGGCGCGCTCCTTGGTGATCAGGTATTCGGTGACCTCGACACTCTCCATGCCCCAGAAGCTGCCGTAGTTGTCGAAGTTGAGGACGGTCTTGGCGGTCTGAGCGGTGGTGGTCATGTCCGTCTCCCCTGCGGTTGGTGCGCTTGGCGATGACTCCACCCTAGTGGCCAACGTGTTGGCCACGCAATAGGCCACCGAGATTGCCATCATGATTCTTTAGGGGCACCCATGAAGGTGGCCTTCCTGATGGCCAACACGTTGTGGGAGCATGGGGCCATGGCTACTGACCACGCACCCGATGACGAGAACCAGCGGATCTACGCCCGCCACAAGCGCCACCACGAAGCCGCAAAGGCCGAACTGAAAGAGGTCCGCAAGCGGGCTGCGGACGACCTGCTCGCCGGCGCCACCCCTGCCCAGCTCGCCAAGCTCACCGGCCTGTCCGACGAGTTCTTCCGCCGCATCGCCCGAGCCGTCGGCGCCGACCGCAAGCGCGCCCCCACCGTCGGCCGCGAAGCCCCAAAGAAGACCAACGCCTGACCTGCCCCGCCCGAGCCGCACGCCGCCCAGCAGCGTGCGGCTCACCCATGCCCCGATCACGGCCCGTCAGCGGGCCCGGCCGGTGCTCCCGCGCGCGGCTTTTCCGACGACCGGTCGCCCGCTGAGGCCGTATGGATCTCCTTGATCTGGGCGAGCGCCTGGCGGGCCCGGTCGGCGGAGGCTTCGGCGCGGGTCCGGTAGCGGCGGGTGTCGATCGCGCAGCGGATGGCGACGGCGAGCGCAACGACCGTGGCTGCGAGGGCGATGAGGTGCAGGGGTTCAGGCATGGCTGGTTGTCCGTGCGCGCCCGCTGTGCCAGGGCAGTGCGAGCCCGTCGCCGGCTGCGCGGGGGACGAGGTGCAGGTGGCAGTGCCACACGGATTGCGTGGCTTCCTTGCCGCGGCTGGTGATGAGGTTCATGGGGCCGCGGCCGGCGGAAAGTTCGGCGGCCCGCCGCATGATGGCGGCGGACACGTCCGGGTTCTCGCCGAAGTCGCTGACGTGGGCCTTCGGGATGACGAGCAGGTGCCCGTCGACTACCGGTCCGCGGGGGACGATGGCAAGCGCGTCCGGCCATCCGCGGATCACGGTGGCCGGGGCTCGACCGGCGACGATCTCGCAGAACGGGCACAGGTCAGTCACGCTCCGCCTCCTCCTCGGGCTGCTGCGCCTCAACGAGGACCGTGGTGGTGCGCCGAGCGATGCGGTACTCGAACTCGGGCTGCGCTCGGCGGCGCGCGGCGAGCCGCTCAAGGGCGAACTCCAGGTCGGCGGTCGTGCTGCTGGCCTGCTCCCATGTGCCGTCGGGCTGCTGGCCCTGGACGAAGTACTCGATGGTCTGGCGCTGCTCCTCGTAGCCGGCGTTGACGGCTGGGTACAGGTCGGGGAAGGAGAAGCAGGCGCTGATGACCTCGGCCAGGATCTCCTTGTTCAGGGGGATTTCCGCGTCCCGCGGGTGGAGGCTGCCGCGGACGTAGCCCATGACGGCGGCGTCCTGGAAGAGGGCGCGTTCGCGCTTTGTGAGCGAGACGAGCAGGGCGTTCACCCGCTCGGCGCGGTCTGCTTGCCGCTGTTCCAGGTAGGTGATCAGGAACTCGGGGAGGGCTTCAGTCACGGTCGGTCTCCAGGTCTGCGAGTGCTTCGCGGGTTTCGGCGAGGACGTCGGCGGTGGTTCGGCGGGTGTAGACGGCGACGGTGCGGGCGAGGAGGTCGCGTTCGGCGCGGAGTTGACGAATGGCCGGCGGCTCTGTGTGGCCGCAGGGCGGCCTGTCGCAGGGCCCGGCGTCCGGGGCGCCACTGTCGTCCCGCTGGGCGCTCAGCGGCCCGCTGGTGGCCGTGCCGGGGGTGTGTGAATCCTGTCGGTGGGTCATGGATGCGTCTCCAGTGGGGCTGCACGGCCGTCTCGCGGCATCGGCGGGTGAAAGTGGGGCGCGGGAGCCCCGCGGGTTGCTGCGGGGCTCAGGCGGGCGCTCAGGCGGCTTGCTGTCCAGGAATCGCGATCTCGTCCACTCGGATCAGCCCGCGGGCAATACCGATCGCGACCGCGTGCGTGCGGGTCTGAGCCCCCAGCGCGTGGGTCGCCTCGTTCAGGCGTTGATGGATCCCGGACTCGGTCGCGCCTAGCTGGGCGGCGATCTGCCGGCTGGTCATCCCGTTCGCCGCCAGCCGCAGCGCCGCCAGCTGGCCTCGGCTCAGGTGGCCGTCGAGGATGCGGGGCATTACGCGGCCACCTGGAAGTCGATGCGCTGCCGGGCGTAGATCCGATACACCGTCCGGGCAGTGCATCCCAGCAACTCCGCGGCGCGGCCCGCCGATATGCGGCGGGATCGGAGTTCCAACGCGGCACGCTCGCGCGCCGCGGGCGTCAACCGTTCCGGACGGTCACCGCCAACAGTCCGCAGTACGACCACGTCGTCCAGGTCGTGATCGCCACGCAGACACGTGATGCATTGACGATGCCCATCGCTCCGCCAGGTCACGACATGGCCGGTGTGCCGGGCCGCGAAAGCCTCACCGTCAACTGCGGCATACGGTCCGGCGCATCCCTGACAGAACATCCAGCCTTCAGTCGTGCGCCCCGCGTGGTCTGCGAGCCGATGGCCGTGCAGGCAGTGGGTAGGGGTGACTGGCTCCGTGCGGTGAGCGGGCAAGCCCATTTCGCGGCGGAGACGCCGAACCCTGCCCTTACCGACCGGCAGCTGCCGCATGATGCTCTTGTTGCTCTCGCCAGCCGCCAACAGCGCGCGGATCTTGTGCTCCTCAACCCTCACGCCGCGCTCCGTTCGTCGCTGGTGATCGGCACGGCGAGGACGGTCGGGTCGTCTGGCGTGACGACGAGCGGCAAGCCCTTCACGGAGGCCACATAGCCGGCCGGCTCCTGGCAGACGTCGGCCGCGGCCCGGTAGCCGGCAGCGGTCACGAGCCCGCCGCCGTCGACGTACTGCTGCCAGCAGACGTGACACGGCAGATGGCCAGTGACGACGCCCTCCCCGACTACGTGAGGGCGGCCCTTGCCCCATTTCCGCTGCTCGCCTTGGGCGACCCACACACGGGTACCGATCGGCAGGATCTGGATCATGCGGCAGCCTTCCTGGTGCGGTTGTGGGCGCGGCGGGCGTGCAGTTCGGAGTAGGCGGTCAGGTCGCGGGTGACGGCCCACGCGTGGCGGCAGTTCGGGCAGCGGTAGCCGTCGACGGTCCGGTCACCGCGGCGGCGGGTTTCGGCGGGGGCTATGTCGCGGGTCGTGCACGACGGGCAGGTGTCGGTGATCACGCGGCCTCCTGGCTGTAGTCCTTGTCGTGCCCGTGGTGGTCTTGCCGACCGCCCGGAACCGCCACCAGGGAGGGTCGCGACTGCGCCCTGCACCTGGGGCAGGAATGCTCAGCGGGGGCGATGCCGGTGGCCGCGGTACCGAGAGGCCAGGCACCGACGTGCGGGATGGTGTAGTCCTCGCCCTCGGGCTCGCTGCGGGCCGGCCGCTTGGCGGGGGTTCGTCCGCTGAGGGAGAGCAGGAACTCCTTGAGGTCGCCCTGTTGGCGGAGGGCAGCGATGTCAGCGGGGTCGAAGGTGGCCATCAGGAGGCCGCCATATCTACGAAACGTGCATAATGCCCCTGGAATGCGACGGTGATCGTCGCGGTGGGCCCACCCCGATGCTTGCCGACGATCAGGTCGGCCTCGCCCGCTCGAGGTGATTCCTTCTCGTAGGCGTCTTCGCGGTGCAGCAGGATGACGATGTCGGCGTCCTGCTCGATCGAGCCGGATTCACGCAGGTCGGACACCATCGGCTTCTTCTCGGTGCGCTGCTCCGGCCCCCGGTTGAGCTGGGCCAGCATGATGACCGTGATCCCGAACTCCTTGGCCAGGAGCTTGAGTCCGCGGGACAGCATCGACACGGCGACCTGCCTGGACTCGGCACGGGGCGCCTGCATCAGTTGCAGGTAGTCGATGACGAGCAGCCGCAGACCGGCGGTGCGGACGAGGTGGCGGACCGTGGCCCGCAGTCCCGGGAGCGTGACGAGCGGCGCGTCGTCGATGTGCAGCGGCGCGGCAGACAACGACGGGGCCATGGATGCCGCGCGAGACATGGCGGTGTCGTCGACGATGCCCTGCTTGACGTGGTGCAGGGGGATGGTGACGGCCGCGCACATGATGCTCTGCGCAAGCTCGTTCTTGCCCATCTCCAGCGACGCGAAGTAGGTCGGGATGGTGGCTTTGATCGCGGCGGCGCGGGCGAAGTTGGAGGCGACCGTCGTCTTGCCCATCGCCGGTCGGGCGCCGATGACGACGAGCTGGCCCGGGGCCCAGCCGCCGCACAGGAGTGCATCGAGGTCGACGAAGCCGGTCGGGATGCGGTCTTCGGCGCTGGGCGGTGTGACAGCCTGGACGAGCGCGTCGGGCAGGAGCTCGCCGAACGTGGACGCCTGTGACACGGCGGTCGGCCGGACCAGGTTGTCGACCTCGGCCTGCATTTCGGCGATGTCGCTGGTCGGGTCAAAGGCGGGCGACGTGGCCTTCACGCGCATCGTGACGCCAAGAGCCGCGGTACGGGCGGCGATAGCAACCCGGGTGACGCGCTCTGCCCAGTAGTCCGCGGAGCCGGGCATCGCCTGGTTGTACAACTGGGCGAGCTCGTCGCTGGTGAGCGGTCGGGAGGTCATGCGGCCGTCGGCATGCCACGCCTGCAACTTCCGGGCGACAGCCTGCCAGCGGATCTCTCCGGCCGTGAGCTGATCGCGAATGTCTTCGACGGCGTACCAAGTCCAGCGGTAGCGCTCGTCGCTGATGTCCGCGGGGTCAAAGCCGTTGGCGGCGAGGTCGTCGACCAGGTCGGTCTTCGCCATGGCGGAGGCGACGAGGATCTGCTCGGCCTCGAGGTCGGAGGGCATCGTCGGGATTGGGGCGTTCTGGTCGCCGGCCCACAGGTCGATGTCGGTGGTCACGCGGCAGCCCCCTTGCGGAAGTCGTTGCCCTCGAGCAGGACGACGCTGTTGCGACACATCTCGGCGAGCCGGGAAGCGACCCGCGGCCCGGTGACTTCCGCGAGTTCGTTGGGCAGCACGTCGCACGTGATGATCACTGGGCGGCGGTTGATGTACCGCTCGTCGAAGAGCTCGAACAGCCGCTCCTGCGTCCACGTCGACGCGCGGGCCGCAGCCAGGTCGTCGATGAACAGAAGTTCGCAGCGCTGAAGTTCCTTCAGCAGGGCCCGACCCTGCCCGTCGGCGGCATCGGGCCGGAGCGCGTCGAACAGGGCAGTCGACCGCCACGTCTGGATCAGCGGGGTGCCCTGCCACGGCTCACCCGGCGCGTACTGGACATCGAGCCAGCGGCGGCAGGTGTGCCAGGCCGTGTGAGTCTTGCCGACTCCGATTGGTCCGGTGAGGAAGACGCTGCTGCCGGCCCAGCCTGCGATCCAGTCGGCGACCTTCTCGGGGAGATCGATGGGCTTGCGGTAGATGACCGGGATTCGGTCGTCGAACTTGCGGAGGGCCACGGCCCGGCGCTCGATGATCACGCCTTCGGCAGGGGTGGGGTCTTCAGAACTGGAGTGCATCCTTCTTCTCCTCTTCGGTCAGGTGTCGAGGGGCTGTCTGGGGGCCAGTGGGCTGCTGCTTGCGCTGCCCGGAGCTGGCTTGCCGGCGGAGCGTCGGGTACTTCTCGCGGAGCTTGGCCGGGCTGAGGATGTGGGCGTTCCAGAAGTCGTTGGCGTGGGCCCAGTCGATGGCGGCGCTGGCCTGGTCTGGGGTGACGCCGTCGATGTCGATGAGGCGCCGCATGTCGGTGCGCCACTTTTCGCTGATGCGGGGGCGCTTGTCGCCGCCCTTTTCGATCACGTCGGCGAGGTGCTTGCAGAGGCGTTCGACGTCGTGGCGGGGAGGGGCCGCGGCGGATGCCGGAGGCTCCGTGTTTTCCTCAATTCCTTTTCCCTGCTCCCTGCTCCCTGCTCCCTGCTCAGGGCGGAGAGTCTCCGGAGAGCTCTGGACGTCCTCCGGAGAACTCTGGAGGCCCTCCGGAGAGCCGAAAGAGCCCTGGTTGGGGGGCTGGGGAAGGTCTTCCGGCCTAATGAATCGCGGCTTCCGGGGGTGGCTGACCTTCTGGTGCTCTTCCCAGTGAGAAATCGCGACGAGAGGGCGTCCAGAGGCTTCGTACAAGGTGATGAGCCGGGCCGTTTGAAGGCTCTGGAGATCTTCCCGAGTCCTCTGGAGGATGTCCGGAGCCTCTTCGAGGGGCCACACGGCGGCTCGGATCAGCCGCGGGTCGGCCGGCCCCACGCCGTTGTCGTCAACGTAGGTCCACAGGCCGATGAACGTCAGGCGCGCGGACAGGGTGAGGTCGGCGATGGTGAGGGAGGTGAAGAACTCCGGCTTGATCGAACGGATGCGGGCCATCAGTTCACTCCCTCGTTTGCGTCGACCGCCGAGGTGTCGAGGAAGTGTTCGAGCTCCAGGCTGAGTTCGCGGCCTGCCTTGTGTGCCGCATACGTGACGTCGCAGCTCGCGCGACCAGAGTCCAGCGCCTTGTGGACGGCTGCGATGAAGACCTCAACCTCGCGCACGCAGGGGTCGCGCGTTTCGGTTGAAAAGTTCCATGCGGTCGCCCATGCCTCGACGGCGTCGATGCTGTTGACGAAACGGACATCCTCGGGGGAAGCCGCAGTGCCGGGCAGCGTGATGTACGACTGGATGTCCAGCGCGTTGGCGAGACCGGCCTTGTATGCGGGCTTGGTGAGGTCAACGCGGGCCGAGTATCCGCAGGCGAGGGTCTTGTGCGTCTCCTCCATGAACCATTGCTGCTCCCTCTCAGAGGGAACTCGACCGGTCTCCTCGTAGGCCCACATCCAGACCAGGTAGAGGTGGAGGGAGATGGCTTCCCTGCGGAACTCGGCGTCCTTTCTGAGGACTGCCGCCTGCCGGAACGCCTCTTGTTCGACATCTGCGACAGGCATGGCGTTGGGCATGCTGCTGGTCTTGCCGGCGTTGCATTCGGCGCAGGCGGTGACGAGGTTGGTTGGAACGTCGCTGCCACCGAGCGCTTGCGGGATGACGTGATCGACGTGGAGTTTCACGCCGGGCGCTGCGGCGCCGCAGTAGCGACAAGCGTGGTTATCCCTGCGGAGGATCTCGTAGCGGAGGCGCTTGGAGACGGCCATGGGTGGGTTCCTTCGGACGGTGCGGTTGATGGAGGGCGTGTGGAACCAGGCCCTCAGGGCGGTCGCTTGTCGCGGCCCTGGCGCATCGGAAGTTCGTAGCCATCATAGCTAAGAAAGCGAATTCGCGGCGTTGATGAACGTAGCGAATCCGCTACTGTGTAGTTATGACCGCGACCCGAACCGAGCGCCGGACCAAGATCGCCAAAGCGCGTAACGTCCTTGGCGAGGTCATCTCGCGCGCCCGGTTCGCCGGCGAAGCGACGATCCTCGTCAACCGAGGGAAGGAAGCGGCGGTGATCGTGCCGTTCGACTTCTACGAGCGCGCCACTGAAGCCCTCGGCGAGCAACGCGTCTGCGTCGAGACTGAAGACGACGACTGACATCCCTCTCCCCTCCCTTCTCGCCCCGCGGTGTTCCGCGGGGCGTTTTGTGTGTGGCCGGCTTGGTGCCGGTGGTGCCCGGAGCGGGATTCGAACCCGCACTTGATCCGCTTTTAAGGCGGCTGCGTCTACCCGTTGCGCGATCCGAGCCGGGGCCCCGCCGGTGGGCGGGGCGTTGTTGCGTCTAGGCGGCGGCCGGTCGCCGGCTGCGCCGTTCGATGGCGTGGCGTTCGCGGGGCGTTTTGCCTCCTCGAACGCCGCTTCGGAGTTGGGGCGGCAGGCCGTGTTCTTCGGCCAGCGCTTCGGTGAGGCAGGTGTCTGCGATGGGGCACTGGTCGCAGATCGCCTTGAGTGGGGCGACGACGGCCGGGTGGCAGACGTCGGGGACGAATTCGTCGGGGTCGGTCTGGCGGCAGAGGGCGTCGTCGCGCCAGTCGCGGCGGGTCACGCGGCGGCCTCGAGGTCGCTGACGCCGGTCACGGCCGGCTTGGCGAGCCGTTCCTTGCGCATGTCACGGATAAGGTCGTGGACGTAGGCGCGGGCCATGCCGAGTCGCTCGGCGATCTCGTGCTCGGGGATGCCGAAGGAGTCCAGGTAGCTGATCTCTCGTCGGCGGTAGGCGCCGATCTCGTTCCGGTTGATGCTGGGGTCGGATCCGAGGTCGGGTTCGCAGGCGGGGTCGTCGATGTCGTCCCAGGCGGCGAGGGGCAGCCAGCCCTCTCGCGCCGCGACGCGTCGTGCCAGGGATCGGGCTTGGGAGGGGACGCCAAACTGCTCTGGGGTGTAGGTGGCCAGGCGCCTGCAGCCAGCCTTGACCTTGCGGGCGCTGCCGGCGGATACCTGTGTGGCCCGAGCGAGGGCCCCAAGGGGCCGGTTGTGGATGCCGATCTCGGGACCAAGGACTGTGAACGGCCAGCCGGCCACGACGAGCCCCTGGATGCGGCGGCGGGTGCCGGTGCCGTCGATGCGGGCGCCATCCGGGACTTCGCAGTTCTCGACCTGGACGGCGAGCAGCGCGTCGGCGGATTCGGTACGGAGCCTTGCGGTGGGGCGCTTCCCGTTCATGCCGTACAGGAGGCGGGCCAAGGTGGCAGTGGAGACGCTCGCTGCGGCGGCGATGCTGGGGATACTTGCTCCCCCGCGGCGGAGGGCGTCGATGTGCTGGCGGACGGGTTCGGCGTCGACGAGAGGCTGCCAGGTGCCGTAGCCGATGCGGCGGTAGCGGGTGCGCTGGTAGTCGAGTCCGACCTGGCGACAGGGCCCGCAGTTGCAGCTGAATCCCTTGTGCCGGTAGAGGCTTCCGTGCGGTGGGAGCGGCTTCGTGGTGGTCATCGGGTCCCCCTTCCTGGGGTGTTGCGGCGGGTGGCGGCGGGGTGTTGCCAGATGCGTTCGAGGGCGGCGAGTTCGTCGTCGAGCCGGTCGCGGCGGCGGTTGGCGACGCGGATGGCTGCGGCGGCGATGAGGAGCGGGGCGAGGATGAGGAGGGCTGCGGCGGTGTAGGCGGCGATGTGGGCCGCGCTGGCGCTCATGCGGCGGCCTCCTTGGGCTGGCGGGCCTCGGCTATGAGCAGGCCCCGGATGCTCAGCCGCCACACCGCGATCGGGTGGCCGTGCGTGGCCGGCGAGGTCGACGGCACGTACTGCCGGGTGTGCTCGATGACCCCGCCCTGCCGCAGGCCGTTGATGGCGGCGCCGAGGAATCCGTGGGACAGCGTGGGGAGGACGTCGCGGAGGTCGTTTGCGGAGAAGGTGTCGCGGGTGCGACCGAATGCGAAGACCGCTTGCTGGACGAGGAACCGGTCCCAGCTGCTGGCGCGTTCGACGATGTCGTCGAGCCGCTCGTCCTTGTCGGTGGACGCCAGGCGCTCGGCGGTGGTGAGCTTGCGGGTCATGGATGACTCCCGAGGGGTGTGATGCTGGAGGGGTGGCCGGCCCGCACTGCCCGCGGGCCGGCCCATTGCGGCTGCTATGCGGCGGACCCGGGCTGTGCGGCGTCGGGCCAGCCCATTTCTGCATCGCCCTGGGACTGGCCGACCGGGAGTCCGGCGGGTGACCCGCTGGTGAGCTCGCCGGGGATGTAGGGGCCGGGCGCGTCGATGGCTTCGGGGCTGCGGTCGGTACGCACGGTCTCGTCGTGGGCGACGGCCTGGGCGAGTTCGGTGGACTTCGGCAGGGTCTTGAAGAGCTGCCGGATGCAGGTCTTCTTGGCCATGGCGTCGTAGTCGCTCTTCCAAGGGCCGTTGTCCTTGGCCTTGGAGCGCTTGCGGATCTCTTCGATGTCGTCGCGGTCGAGGACGATGAACACAGCGCCGCCGGTGGTGGTGCGGGCGACGCAGTAGTAGGCGATGGTCCGGCCGCGGTTGCCCTTGGCGGGCTTGTGCTTGAGGTACGGCTCGAGGCCGTACTCGTAGTCGAAGAGGTCGTTCTCCTTGACGACTCGGGCGTCGAGGCCCTGCGCGATCGGGGACTGCCAGAAGAGCTTGACCATGCCCTGGTAGCCGATGACCAGCTGCACCTCGTAGGCGCCGGCCTTGCTGCTGTAGAACGGCAGGAGGTACGCCTCGCCGGCCGGTCCGCCGGGCTCCAGCCCGAGCTGAGCGCAGGTCATGAGAGCGCCGGCGAAGGATGCCTGGGTGCACTCAGCCAGGTGCTCGACCGTGTTGAGCGAGGTGAGTGCGATGCGGGCGATGCGCTCCGGCTTGAGGTGCTCGGGGACGGCGCGGGCCAGCTCGCCGCTCATGCTGTTGACGAAGGCTCGCAGGTCGGGCTGCTGGTTCTCGCCTTCTGCGGACTGGACTGCGCCGACGTGGGTGGCTCGGCGGGCGACGGCGTTGCGGGCTGCGGTGGTCACAGGTTCTCCAGGTGAACGCGGAGGGTGCGGTACGTGGTGCTGGGCTTGCGGTAGTCGTCGAGGTTCAGGTCGGGGTGGTCTTCGAGGAGTCCGGCGAAGTCGATGCCGCCGCGGCGGCTGTACTGGGGCCACGAGTAGGCCTTCTCGCCGCGGATGTGGACTTCGGTGGCGTCGCCGCACATGTGCTTGAGGTGGTTCTCTGCCTCAGTGAGGGCGATGTCGGCGGCGGCGATCTGTTCTTTGGCGGTGGCGCGGATGCTGAGCCACTTCTCGACCTCGGCTGCGTCGCCGACGACGATCTGGTCGGCGTTGGCCTTGGCGTGAATGCGGTCGAGGAGTTCGCCGGTCGCGGCGGATCCGTCGATCGGCGGTGGGGTGCGGTCCTGTATCCACTGCCAGAACTCGCCGCCTATCGCGAGGAGGTCGCCGATCATCTGGTCGTCGCGTTCGATGCGGTGGACGATGGTGCGCTGGCCGCCGATGAGGCAGGCGGCGTAGCCGAAGGACCAGCCGGTGACGGCGAGCTGCCACTGCACCTGGACCTGCGTGTCGACGGGGGTCTCGTCTTGCCAGTCGCGGAGGGCGTAGGAGGAGCGGGTCTTGAGCTCGACCACGCCGGGCAGGCCGTCTTCTTCGGTGAACCGGTCGAGGTTGACGAGCGCCCACGGAAGGTCGGGCCGGCGGAGAGTGCCGGGGTTGTCGAAGACAGGCAGTCCGGTGTTCTTGGCGAAGCGGCGGGCGACGACCGGTTCCAACTCGTGCCCCATCTCGGCGGCCTCGCTGAGTGCTTGGTTGTCTTTCCGCGGGGTCGGGGTCCCGGCTTTGGTGAGGTAGATCTCGAGGGGGCTGGTGTAGGGGTTGAGGCCGCAGATCGCGGCGATGTCGGAGCCGCCGATGCCGGTGGTGCGCATGGCGAGCCACTCGGCTTCGGGCGCGTCGGCTGCGAGGACGACGGTGGCGCCGGTCGGGTAGGCGCGGCTGGCCTCGGTCGCGACGGCGGTCACGACGCTCTGCCCGTCTTGATGCAGCCTTCGCAGCGGTACGAGCCGTCGGGCTGGCGCTCGAAGGGGCCGTCGGTGTCGCCGCAGGAGCAGCGGATCATGTCGTCCATCAGCTGGCCTTCGGCAGGTCGCGGTTGACGGCGCAGGGTCCGCAGTCGGGGTGTCCGCAGTCGTTGCCGCGCTGGTGCTCGACGGCCCGGTTCCAGGCGTAGCCGTTGTGCAGGACGACGGCGTAGCAGGTGGGGCTGTGCGGGCTGCCGTCGAGGAGTTCGACGAAGCAGGCGTTGTGCTCGGCGGCGACTTCGAGGGCGGTGATCAGGTCGGGCTGCTTGAGGACGTCGTCGGGGCCGAGGACCCACACGGCCCACTCGATCTCGGGGATGCCGACCATCTGCGGCTCGGGGCCGAAGAGGCGGATGCGGGATTGAGGCATTGCTGTTCTCCTTGGTGGTGGCCGCCCCGCACTGCCCGCGGGGCGGCCGTGCCGGGTGTCAGGCGGTGAGGCCTTCGCCGCACTTGGCGCAGCGGGAGTGGGATCCGGTGATCCCACCCATCTCGTCGTGCAGGTGGACGAGCAGCACGTCGCCGCCGCAGCCGGCGTGTTCGACGTTCTCGGCGCGGTAGGTGCGCTCCAGGCCGCCGCCCCAGTCCTCGGTGTTGATCAGGGTCCAGGCCATCTCGTCAGGAAGTTTCGACATGGTGTGATCTCCTTCGCGGGTGGTCAGTTGGCGTCGGAAAGCCGCACGATGCGGTCATGGGCCTCGTTGAATGCCTCGGTGTCGAGGCCCATCCAGGGCACCGTGTGCGACATGTCGACGAGAACTTCAAGGGCGTTGAAGCCGTCGGCCTTGTACTCCGCCGCGGCTTCGCGGATGTCGTCGTCGGAGTACCGGCCGTTGCGGTAGCCGGCGGCGCCCGGGGCGAGCTTCTCGCTGGCGGGCGGGATGCAGTCGACCCGGCTGAGCTGCGCGAAAAGGCGACTGTCGTCGAGCGCCTTGCGGAGGGTGTCGGCGTCCTGTGTCCAGTCGGCGAGGGTGCCGAGGAGGTTGAGCCCCTTGATGGCGTCTTCGTGGCGCATGGCGTCAGCGACGCACAAGCCGCTGTGATGGCCGATACGCCAGCGATGGGGGCTGGTCGGGTGCTTGTGGTCGGGGAGTCGGAAGAGGGTCAGGCCCGGGATGGTCGGTGTGTCCACGACGTGTTCTCCTTGGATGGTGGCCACCCCGCCTGTTAGCGGCGGGCGGGGCGGCCGGGGCGAAAGGTCAGGCGGCGGCCGTCTCGGCCTTGCGCGTCTTGAGGTGGGCTTCGTGCTCGTCGTGCCACTGCTGCGGGTTGTGGCCGGCGTCCTTCGCGGCATCCCACGCGAACTCGCTGATCTCGCCGGAGTCGAGCTGCTCGGCCACTTCGGCGACGATGGCGCGGGCCAGCCGCGGGTCCGCGGTGTGGAGCGCGTCGAGGAAGCGGTAAGCCATCCAGCCGTGCACTGAAGCCGTGATGTGGGCGAGGAACTCGTCAGGGGCGGTGCTCGACTTGCCGTGCATGTCGATGCCCGAGCGCAGTACCTGCTGCAGCAGGCTTTCGCCGGTCTCGTAGACGTCCTTCGTCGCCTCGTAGCGGGGGCGGTCGTCCTCGGCGGGCATGTCGGTGGCCATGTCGAGGCCGTTGGCTCCCGCGTCGAGGGTCTGGTCCCAGAGGCGGCGGACGGCGTCGAAGGTCTCGTCCTTCATCGGCCCGACGCCGGCGTAGCGGACGGGCATCTGCGCGCCGATGAAGTCCTCGCCGAAGACAAGTACGGCCTTCTGGTCGGCGGTGACGCGGACGCGGAGGTTATCGCCGGTGGCAGCCCAGCGGGTCATGAAGCCAGCGCTCAGCGCCGGGAACGGTGCGTCCTCGGCATCCTGCTGGGTGATGGCGCGGAGCAGGCCGCGCCAGTCGGGGTACTCCATGCCGGGGTCGACGCCGATGCGCAGCTCCGTGTGCGTGCCGCCGAATTCGACGTAGTGGTCCTCCGCGGAGATGCTGATGTAGGTGGCCCCGGCCTGGCTGCTGATCCATTCACGGAGAGAGGGCAAGTACTCGCCGGGGATGAGACGGGCGAAGGGCTGACCGTTCTGGTCATCGTGCAGGAGGCGGTAGCGGGCGACCGCGAGGGTGTACCGGTCGGAGGCCACAGCGTGCAGGTGGGTGGCGTCGACGTCGAGGCGGATCCCGTTGAGTGGGGCGGTGTACTCGCCGCCGATATGGCCGACGGTCTTGTCGATGAGCAGTCCGAGCTGGTGGGCGTTGATGGTGACGGACATATGAGGCTCCTTGTGCGGTCGAGTTGTGGCGGTGGGGCTGTTTCCACGCCGTTTCAGGCATGGCGGTGCCGTTCAGAGGTGGTGCGGTGGGGTGTGTCAGGCGGCTTCGGGGCCGCGCTTCTGCAGCGGGATGACCTGGGCGATCGGGCGCTTCAGGCCGGCGAGTTCGCGGCGAAGCTGCTCGTTGTCGGCAGCCAGGTGGCGGTCGCGCTGGTCGAGGCAGGCGTTGGTGCGGCCAACCTCGGTGGCCCAGTCGACGGCCTGCTCAAGCCGCCCCAGGAGGCGTGCTCGCTCCACGTTGTGCTGCTCGATGACCGTCACCGCAGCGAGGCGCCATTGCAGTTCGGCCGCCGCCTGGTCGCGGAGCTCGGTGTTGGCTGCCCGCACGTCGGCGATCTCGACGTTGAGCCCCTGGATCTCGTGCTCCAGGCGTGCGTACTCCTTGCGGGCCTCGGCGAGTTGGCGGCGGAGGCGGAGGATGAGTCGGATATTCACTGGTCCTCCTGGCGGTTGCCTCGCTGGGAGGCGACGATCATTGCGGCGGAGATGAGGCCGAGTCCGGCGGCAATCCATTCGGCGGCGGTCACGTGGCGGCCTCCTCGGCGACTGGTTCTGTGGCGTCCTGGCTGGCGGGGGTCTCGCCGATCCGGTCGCAGTAGGCCTGATACGACTCGGTCAGCCCGTCGGCCAGAGAGGCGGCGAAGTCCGGGTCGATGGACCGTGGTGTCAGCGGCATCGGGCACCTGCCAGCCGGTAGACCCGGCCGTTTTCCGGTCCGGTCGCGACGAGCCGGCCGCGTGAGGCGAGGTGCTGAAGGTCGCGGCGGGCGGTGGATCGCTGTGGGCTGAGGCCAAGCGCCCGGTACAGGCCATGCACCTCGCCAGTCGTCCAGCTCTTCAGCGGGGTCTGCCGCATCGCGGTGAGCAAGTGGTTGGCCCGGACCGACATGTGCTTTCCGGCAGTCATGCGGCCACCTGCTCTCGCCACACGCGGTAGATGTGCCGCAGCAGCACCTCGCGGTCGTGGACACACAGTCGACACGGGCAGTCGTCGGGGTGCTCGGGCATCTGCTCTCGGGCGCCGGCCGCGAGGCCGTGCAGGTAGCCGGCCACGGCTGCCGCGTCGCCCTGGGCGAGGAGCAGCCGGTACAGGCCGTGGGTGTCCTCGCCCTGGCTGGCCGAGGTCTTGCCGGCCTGGTAGGCGCCGATGAACAGGCCCGGATGCGAGGATTCGTGCTGGCGGCCGTCGATGATCAAGGCGTTCACGCCGCCACCGCCATAGCCAGCACGGGGGCGTCCTGCCGGTGATGAACGGTGAGGACGACAGTGATGCCGTCCCGGACGACATGGCCGGAGGAGACCAATCCGCCGAACTCGATGCGGCGCGTACTCACCACGTCGACGCCGAGGGCCCGCTGCCACTGGCCGAAGCCCTCCAGGTCGCCGTGCAGAACCACGTCCACGGTCAGCTCGGACACCAGCGAGATCTGCCGGTGGACATGAACCTCGGCAGCCGGCAGGTGCGGGTGGGACTCCCCCACCTCGGCGATCAGCCGTAGGCCGCGGGCCTGGTCGAGAGCGGTCAGAGACATGTCGCCTCCCGGGCGAGTGAGAGTGAGCACGGCGGTCACGAGACGCCACCGGCCTTCAGGTGAGCGGTCCGGTGTGCCACGGCCTGGAACTTGTCGATCGCGGCCTGCTTCTGTTCCGGCGTGGTCGGCATCGTCAGAGCCGCGTAAAGCGCGGAACCTGCCAGCATCTCCTTCGCCAGCCGCCCGTTCAGCGCCTCGGACACACGGGCAGCCTCGTCCAGGGCGCACCAGGGGCAGGCGTGGGTGTGCTCGGAGTCGACGAGCCAGTCAGCGTGCTTGCCGGTCTGGCGCTGCTGCGGGTTCATCACCTCGTAGGTGTCCAACTGCTTGCGCAGCTCAGTCACCTCGGCGTTCAGGGTGAGCGCGATCTCGTGCAGGGCCCGCTCGGTACCGCTGTCGTAGGTCGCGGTAGACCACGTGCTGGTGCGCTCGCCGTATTGGGCCAGCCGGATCGAGGCCGTCTCGGGAGTCATCTTGCCGTCAGCCACAGTCGGCCTCCTCCTTGTGCTCGATGCCGGGAAGGGGCAGGCAGGTGTCCGGGTCCGCATCGAGCCAGTGCCGCTGCTCGGCCAACCGGCCATCCGTCACCGGCATCCGCTGCTGAAGCCGGTCCAGCTCCATGGCCCAGCCCTTCTTGACCTGCTCCTCCACCTCGGACAGCGGCACATCCAGTGCTTCGATACCGCGGGCGGGAGGGGTCGGGGTCGCAGTCGCCATCACCGGTCGCTCCCCACGGTGTTCGCGGTGCGGGCCTCGGAACGGGCCTGCTCCAGAAGGGCGGTCAGCTCGGCGACACGGGCCTCAGCCTTCTCAGCTCGGGCCCGCCAACGCTTCTTGCCGTCGTCGTGCCACTTGGCCATGCGACGGAGCTCCGGGAGCGTGCTCCTGTGAAGGAACGCCAGGTCTTCCTGCGTTCCAGCCAGCTCCTTACGGAGGCGCTCATCCTCGGCCTGCGTGCGGATGTTGCATGTGGCCAGGTAGGTGGTGGCGCCGCATGACGGGCACTGGAACTCGTCGGCCATGTCGCCCTCGGCGATGCTGCGTCCCCGTGTCCATCGGGACCAGACGCTGCACGTCGGGCACTCGTACTCGGTGTCAGCGGAGCGGTCGGCCGGAACGACCAGGAGGCCCGCCGCCCGCAGCTCCATCACGATGGCCTGCGTGAGGTCACGGAAGCCGGCCGGGGAGATGGCCGCAGACTCGGCGACCCGCAGCGCAGCCCGCTCGGCCAGGCTCAAGTCGGTGGGGCTGGAAGTTTCGGGAGTGGCTGGTGAGAAGATGGCGTCCATGCGCCTGCCCTTCTGTTGGTGTGGGTGGTGCGTTAGGGCCCGGTTGCCGGTGTGTGGAAGCCCGGCGGCTGGGCCCGTAGGCCGCTTGAGCGGCGCGGTGGCTCAGCCGGCGAGGGCGAGCTCCATGGGGGATTCGTCAGCCGTGTCGGCCTTCGGCTTCGGCGACCTGCGGGCGGCAGGCTTCTTGCCGGCCGACTTCTCCGCTGCGGACCTGCGGCGGGCGGCAGCCAGACGAGAGGGTTGGGCCGGGACTCGGAGCATTTCCTGGATCTCGCGCAGCTCCCGCGGGCCGAAGCGCTTCGACTTGCCCATGTCGATGTAGGGGAAGCCGTGCTGGTTGCATCCGTCGAGAAGAAATCGCACGCCGCAGCCGAGTGCCTTGGCGGCCTCTCTGACGTCGAGGGTGATCTCGCCGCTGTTGAGGGCTTCGGTGGCGGCTTCGACGATGACCTCGCGCAGCTCGCCGCTCCGGAGAGCTTCGCGGAGGGCTTCGACTACTGCGTCTCGATCGTTGCCAGTGGGGGTGGCCTCGGGACTGGACATGTCACCTTCTCTCTCTAGGTCTCCTCGTGGGGGACGAGGAGTTGGTCTTCTTCTGCGTGGAGCGTTCTGCGGAGTGCGGCGTATGTGGGCGGTCGCATCTGCTCTCGTGTGCCGGTTTCCAGCCGTTGCAGGTAGCTGCGGCTGATCCCTGCTGCCTCTGCGGTCTCACGGATGCCGAGGCCCTGGCGTTTGCGTGTCGCTCGTATCGCCGCCCCGTTCACCTGGTAGGTGGCTGGGGGGTTGTTCATGAAGAGAATGTACGTGCTTCAACTCGCAGAAACTAGCAGTACCGCGCAGTAACTCGTAGATACTTGTAACGATTGAGCCGTGAACCCTTGGCCAGAGTTACGAGTCCGTCAAGGAATCAGCCATAAGCTGGGTGTTCCTAGTTGTTCCTACGAGTTCCTGGGACGATGTGCACCATGCCTCCCCCTGCAGACGACACAGCGCTCCGCCGACTCGCCGACCACGTCAGGCAGCGACGGGTCGAGCTGGGCATGAACAAGATCGACGTAGCCAAGGCCGCCGACATCACGATCAACACGTACATGAAGATCGAAGACGGCAAACCCCTCCGAGACCTCACCTACGGGAAAATCGAGGCAGCGCTCAACTGGGCAGCCGGCTCATGCCGGGAAGTGCTGCGCGGCGGCGAGCCCACCCCCATCCAGGGGCTCGAAAGCGGCGTAGCGACCTCACCCGTCACCGACTCCGACCTTGAGGGCGATGTCGGTCAGGCCGTCACCAATGCGCTCATCGGCGTGGCGGACGACATGCCGGCGGCCGACATCCGAAGGCTGAAGCAGCGCGTAATCGATGAGTTGCGTGAGCTACGCCGTAGCAGAAGGGGGCCTTCTGGTGGGAATTGATCCCTCCAGAGGTGCAACCATTGCGTTTGACCGTCCCTTTACCTGAAAACGGCGGACCAACTCGCCCGAACATGGTCACGAAACTCGTTCAATGTGCGACTATCAGTAGTCACTTGGGAGGTCCCTCGTCCCGAAAGGGGGGACCATGCACGACATGGTCACCGCAGATCACGGTCCGAACTTCCACGGACTCCGGGGTCTAGTCGATGGCGAGCTCGTGTGCGTGATACCAACTCAGGCCCTACACGAGGCAAGTGAACGGCGCATCGTTCGGGGCGTGATGAGGCGACAAGGGGCAGACTGTGGCCAGTGCCGCGGCTGCATCATAGGGCGGCACAAGGACTGAGCAGCCCACGTGGAGGCCGCGGCAGGAGCAAGGCGCCTGCCGGGCCGCCACGGGAAGACCTCAAGGAATCACAATGCCTTATGTCGAGTGGCGAGGGTCGAAGTGTCGAGTCCGGTGGGACACCGGCAAGGTGCACCCCGAGACCGGGAAGAAGATCTACGACAGCAAGTCCGGGTTCACCGACGAGACTGTGGCCTACGACTACGGGCTGGACCGTGAATCAGACGTGCGCAACGATCGCTACGTCAGCAATGCGGACGGCAACCTCCTCTTCGAGGGGTGGGCCAAGTCCTGGCTTGCCGCCCTTGATCTCGCGGATACCTCGTATGTCACATACGAGTCCATCATTAAGGCCCAGTTGCTCCCCCAATGGGGGGACTCTCCCTTGCGAAAGATCACGACGACGCAGTATCAGCGCTGGGCGAAGACAACCCGCGCCAAGTACTCGGCGCACTACTCGGGGAGCATCCTCTCCCTGTTTGGCCTGCTCATGACCGATGCGGTCGACCACAGGCCGCCCCTTATCGCCGGGACACCGGTCCCTCGCACCAGCCGCCGGCGCGGCCGGTACACGCGGCCCGAGGAGCCGGAGACGCTGACCCCCGCCACCGAGCAGGTCGTCCAGCTCGCCGTGAACGCCTACGAGGTGTGGGGCCTGACGGGCTACGTCTTCATGCTCACGAAGGCCTTCACCGGGATGAGGCTGCGTGAGATGTATGGCCTCCGCCGGGAGTTCGCGTCTCCCACCTGGCCGGGCTCCGATCCGGACGTCCGACGCCGGACAAAGGCCCTGAAGCGCTACGCGGCCATGCCCGCTCTGCGCGTGCAGTGGCAGCACCAGTACGCGAAGGGCGTGCCGACGCTCCAGCTGCCGAAATACGGCTCGGCCCGCACATTGGTGCTCCCCCCGTTCCTGCACGCCCTGCACGGCCAGCTGCTGGACAGCCACGAGAGCGACTGGGTCTTCCCTTCGGCTGCCGACGGTCACCTGCTGGGGACGCGGTTCTACCCGTGTTACTGGCGGCCTGCCGTGGACGGGGCGGAGGAACGGAGCGGCCGGTGGGCGCGAGCCGCTGTGCCGGCCGTTGAGGGCCTTCAGGGGATGGTTCCTCACGGGCTCCGCCATGCGCAGAAGCAGTGGCTGGACGAGGACGGTCATTCGCGGGTTGCCTCGGAGGAACGGCTTGGCCATAGGCTTCAGGGCGTGGAGGGCACGTATTCGGAGGTCACGGTGCCGATGGAGCGCCGTATCGTCGAAGCCCTGCAGGAACGGTGGGAGAAGGTCATGGGAGACGAGTCGTCGGTGGAGGCGGCCCGTCAGATGCTTCAAGAGCGTCAGGTCTCCCAATCCTCTCCCACTTGATCTTGCAAGGGACTGTCGTTGCAGCTCAGGAAGATGCAAGAGTGAGTGCCGCTTAATCGATCACATCGAGACGCTGCGGACGGTGCTGACCGAGCGGGGGTGCTGGGGCCAGTAGTTCCGGGGAATCGACCACTTCCCGCCCTCTCGCGAATTGGCATTTCCTCGTAGATTCACGCAGGATCGCGCGGCAACTCGCCATGATCATCTCCCAGTCGTCTCCCATCTCCCACGCCGCGGCACACAAAAACCGACCCCGGACCACCCACTTGGGAGGTGGGATGGCGGTCCGGGGTCGGCGCTCGTGGGGGCGCCCCGCTGGCGGGACGCCTGCATCCGGCATCCATCTCGATATATCAAGTGGACCCTGTCGTTCCTACCCTGGCGATCTACTCAGAAACAAGATCGCTAAGGGGTCGCGATGGAGGCTGCGCACCGCCGCGTCGCCTCCGACCTCGCCGACCAGATCGCCGCCGGCCTCTGGGCCCCCGGCGAACAACTCCCCTCGCGGGCGGCATTAGCCCGCCACTACGGCGTCCACGAACAGACCGTGCGCCTCGCGATGATCCTCCTCCGATCGCGTGGACTCATCGAAGGTGAGCAGCGAAACCGCCTCCGAGTCGCACATCCTCCCGTCATGCGCGCCCTCATCGCCCCCGACCGCGACTGGCCCTACCAAGCCGAGCGCATCGCCAGCGGCACCTGGAAAGCTGGCGAGCAACTCGCAGCACGGCTCGACACCCCCGCGGGCACCACGCTCCAGCATGAGGCGCTGGAGTGCCTCGATCCGGGCGGCCGGTCCGCCTTCATCGTGTGCACTTGGTGGCGCGGGAAACGGCGCCCGCACGCCAGCTACGTCGCCGAGGTTGAGGTCATGCAGCTGGACGAGACACGGGCTCACGCCCTCGGACTGACCGTCGACACCTTGGCGTACCGGCTCACGCGGACCCGACTCGACGAGGCGGGGCACCCCACAGAAACGGCAGACCTGATCTTGCCGATGGACCGCTGGACGATCCGCCTCTGACGCGCCAGCGCCCCGCTCCGGGCGCTGTTCCGGGGCGGGGCGGGGAGTGCAGCGCTACCAGCATGAGCGCACACAGTGAATGTGATGGTTCAACTGTATGGGCGGCCACTGACAACCCCAGAGTCCTCCAGGGCTAGACTCGAACACATGAGCGAGTTGCCGCCTGATCTGCCCCGCCTCCTCACGCTGAGGACATGGCTGCAGCTCGCCCTGGCCGAAGTGCAGGAGGCCATCACCGTTGCTGAGCAGCGTCGGGCCCAGCAGCAGCGAGCCGTCCCTCCCCCGCCACCGGACTGGGTTCTGCAGCTCAGCATCGGCGGCGAAGGCCAGCCGATCGCCGTGCACGTCGGCGGGTGCCGCAGCGCCGGCAAGCGCGCCCGCCCCATCTCGCGCGACCAGGCGATGCGCGCCGTCACCGAGGGCTTGGAGCCGTGTGACCTGTGCCGGCCGGACACCGAGCTCGGCATCCTCTGACCTGCGGACAGTGGCGTGGGGGGGCCCCCCCGGGGGGGGGGGGGGCCCGCCCCCAGCAAA